GCCGTCACTATTGTGTCAATGGGGTCAATTCGAGATCAAAAAAATTTCATTGTTTGACCCCACCGACCGGGTCCATCTAAATATTATCGATTTGCATGGCTAAAGCAACATGGGTCGGCTGACGTGGCAGGTATGGCATGGCGTTCTCCAAGATTCAGGCACAAGACTACACTAGGTCAACTGCTTCAAGAGCGGTGGAAGCGTTACACTCCTCGTAAAAGTAGGACATTCTATTACAGGAGGAAGGCGCCTGCGTGCGCGTATTCACGGTTTCCACGCAAGAAGATAGGTTACATCGGTAAGCGCTATCGGCGTCAGGCATCATAAGCGCGAGTCATGCCGCGAATTGTAATTGCAGGCTCCCAAGTTCCTGTGAACCTCCCGGCCCCGCGCTGCGGACCCCCAAAGAACACAATGTGCGTGCGCCAGTTAAAGTCATCCGGCTCAGCGGCAGACAGATCAATCGACTTGAGAATCGGACTAAAATCACACGATTCCTGCATCATCGCAGCGTGACGCAGAGCGAGAGTGTCCTCTTGAGCACCAGTAATCGTATTCGTAAAGTGGGCCTTGCGACCCCATGGCAACTGAATGTTGAAATACTTGGTATGCGGAGCACGCTTGGGCGTATTCACAAGCCACTGGCCCGTGGTATCTGACTCAGCAGCTGAAATGCTCATCTTAGGCTGCATCGAAAACTTGACATCCTTGATAACTTGATACTTGTTACTATTCACCGGCTGGGACATAACATCATACCCAGTGATACGGGGAAGGTGCGTATCGGGCTGCTTGACCTGATCATCGAAGCCCTTCCAACCCCATGGACGACCCATGGGATCAATGAAAAAGTCCTTTCCAGTGTCGCGCTCTTCAGCGTCTTCAGACTGAGTGGTAGCGAGGCGGACACGGTAAACAATCATACGCACGCGGAACGGTCCAGCCTCATTGAGCTCTAGGTTTCCAGATGCTTGAACGGTAGGACACGTAATATGGACTGCAATACTAGTGCGCCTCAAATATATAGAGCGACCATTACGAATCATGCGGTCGGCGTAAGAAGGAACTTCGTCAGTTCCGGTCGTATGTTGTGCAGGAGGAAAAAACATACCACCAAGAGAATGAGTAATGCTTGTCGCCGTGGACTCGACTCCTGTATACCACTGGAGCTTCGCTGCAGGGAGTCCTGATCCGATGACGAAGTGGGCGGCTGTGAGGAGGTCCTGCCCGGTCTTAACAACGTTACCCGTGTCAGGAGTTGGGAAAGGCGTTGCTGCAACATCCTCTCGACGGAACAAGGGGGAGATCTTGGTCTCAACGGCTGAGAGCTTGGCGGCGACCTTTCGACGGGAGGTCCAGTTTCGGGCACCGGGTCGCCATCGGGATCCATTGGGCTTCTTATACTTCTTGGCAGATGATCCACCACCGTACGTTGAGCGACCACGCTTTAAGGTACGGGCCATATGATCCTCAGTCGCACGATAAGACTGGTACAAGTTGGCTAGGCCCGCGACGGCGATGCCAGGGACAGCACCAGCTGCTCTGGCCACATAAGGAGCGGCACGAAGCGGGATACCAAGGGCGCGCATTGCCGTAAGTGAAGGGCGAGGGGCGCGCATGGCAACAGGACGACGGCGGAGCGGCATCGGTTAAGTATGGCGAATTAAAAGGTTGCGAACGTCTGTTAACCGGCGCATTAGCTGAGCTAAACTGCCCTCAGACTTCTCTTCCAAACTAGCATACCACTGACTAGGATGAACGGGTGAGGTAATCCAAATGCGCCTAGCGCCCCAATACTTGGAACCACCCTTAGTCTGAACCTGACAAGGATACTTGTCCAGAAGACGTAGAAACTGGCGAAATGGTATTTGACCGTTGAACTCCTCAAAGATGACGTCGGTTTCAGCGTCGTATCCATCAAACCATTGACCCATCCCGGGTCCCCATACATACGGAGCCGATGCCTCCAGGAACGCCGTATGGGATTTCCCAGTTCCCGTCGGGCCCCACAACACAACCACGACCGGAGCCTCCATGTCGGCGAGGGGTCGGTGGTGGAGCTTCCGCTTCTTGTGGATATTCTGCGAGACGAACACGCACAGGAGTAACATAACGAGGTGGAGACGTTGGCTGAGGTAAAGGAAACGGACGTGTGAAGCGCGCCTCCAGTGCGGCGAGTCCACGCCCATACTTGACAAAGGCAGCAGGATGCTCCATAGCAGTCGCTTCGAGGCCTTCAGAAGTCAACGTTTCAATCGCCTGGTCAAGGTCTGAACGTTTACCCTGACCCTTAGGCGGTGATCCGAATGTTGCAAAGTCACCATCTTTGGAACAATACTGCCAACACTGTGCTGGGCTACCAAGCCGATGCTCGGTATGTCCGGTAATACCAAGATTGGTAACCGACCCACGCTGTACAGCGTTACCGAATTCAACATACCACTGCAAGTGCTTTCGTTGAGTAGTTGGGCACACTTCTTTGCCCAAAATAGCGCGGGTGACGCGCTGTTCGGAGACGGCCGCGGCTAGTGCTTCGCAAAGAGACTCGTAGACGTCGTCGTAGTCAAACATAGAGCCGGTCCATCCGCGTGAGCGTCCGGCGGCCACAGTTGACGGYGGAGCGGCAGGCACGTCGGACATAGTCGAAGGTGCGGGAGGGTTGTGTGATCGGTATGGCCGAACACAAAACACACAAGTGACGGGTAATAATA